CTGTCAATCTTAGCATATCTTACAAGGAAACTTTTTACTTCCTGTATTTTTGTCTTGTTGTCGATCAGTGTTTCCATCTTTTTACCTTTTGATTACATAGTAAAGATAACACCTTTGTGCGATACCACCAAATAATAAATGTTAAAAAATGTTAAAATGGCAAAAATAATTATTCCGCCACAGGAAACATTATTGTTGTACCGGGCTTTGCAAAAGTCCACACCCTTTGCCCTTCAATATCCGGCAGCCGGTCACGCAACGCATACAAGGGCGACGAATAGCAAACGAGATAGTAATTGGCATAGTCCTCATAAACAGGGATGCTATCTGGCCACGTCCGCCACCAGTCCATACTTGCAATGATCCTTTCGGCTTGGTCATACAAGTTGTTTGCCCTATCATACTCTGAGGCTATCAATGAGCTGTCAACGCCGATAAGCACCGGGCCTATTGTGTCAATCAATTCAAGTGAGGTCAGTGCATCGGTGTAATTCCGGAAGTTGTCATACGCCCGAAAATGAACCGTGTTAAACTTTTCGGTTAACCAGGTTCCGGGTGTCGGGGTCTGTTCCACCGTATCAATGGCACAGTTATCTGTCCAGTGCAGTAACGGGCGGTAGTCAGGCATGGCAACGCCACAGTCTTCTGCTATCTGCAATGTCAATGGAGGTATCTGTGCTATCATGCAAGTCGAGCATGAACTGAGGATGATGCTGAGTAAAAAGATTGCTTTTTTCATTGTATGAATTTTTTTTGGCATCTCTTATGCCTTAATTTATAATGCTTTTAACATTTCAATGTTCTCTCTTGTTTCTTTCCGATCCAATGACCGTAGAATACATTTAATGTACGCCTCTTGCCTTAATTCACGTTGCCGCAAGAGGTATCTTAGTTTCATATATCTGCCTGTATCCATCAATATGGCACCTGCAAGAAAGCCAATGAGGACAGGAACGGCGATAATGACAGTCGGCAGTGCAACCAACCCCTCAGGGTGATACGGACGTTCTGACAATATGTAATCAGTGTATTTCATACCGTTACAGTTTATCCACCGGTTTCATCTCTCTCATGCTGTTCATCAATCATCTCAAATACTACCGCAACGCAGATTATTCCCAGTGCAATAACAAAACCGACTCCCGCCTCTTTTGTCTGTCCGTAAAGGAACATCGTACCAGAAAACTGCCCTGCTCCCCATAAAAGGATAAACAACGGCCAGCGATAACGTCTTAAAAGTGATTTCTCTTTCATGATATTATGTTTTAGTCTATCAAAGTTACATTATTAAATTTCAGAATAACAATGATATTAGTCATGTTTATAGACTTTTTCATGAATTTTATGGATAACATCTTTATGTAAATATGTTTTCTCTAATCCATGTGCGGCATTATGGCACTTGCGACACAAGGCAATCAGATTTGAGATAACGTCCTTTCCCTTGCCCCGCCCGTCAATATGATGAATATCAACTGCCCGTTGCCCACATACCTCGCAAAGGATAACATCCTGTTCCCCGTATCCAAAGTAATCCATATAAATCCGCACGTGTCTGGTCATGCCATTATCCCTTTCAGTAAATCATAAATCTGCTCGACTAACTGCCATTTTGAACCGCATCGCATCTCACGGACAACACATTCAGTATCCGGAGCAGCAACCCAGACCCACTCTTTGTCGCCAAAATAAAGATGACCTTTCAATTGAATATATCTCAGTCTTTCAGATAGTGATCGCATTTTAGAACATTCTTTTTTGTTCAACTTTTACAAATCTCTTTTCCGCAAGCATGACGTTCTGGATTGCCTGCTTGAAGTAACTGTCCTTTAATTCAATTCCTATCGCTTTGCGTCCCATTGAAACGGGGCTATAAACCTCAGACCCAACACCCATAAAGGGCGTTAAAACTGTTTCATCAGGATTTGAATAAAGATACACCAGCCGATCGATAACGTCCAACTGCAAGGGGTGTACGTGCTTTTCGTCGTCATCCTCTTTACTGTCTTTAAATGGCAGTACATTATCAATTCGTATATCATCCCACACGGACGAAGCATATCTTTGCCACGTCAAATGAGATAATTTATTTTCGCGAGGATCACCGGTAAATCCGATCCACTTATGCCGGAAGTCAACATAATTGCCATAGGTCTCTTTATGTGCCTCTAAAAATGGAGTTGAGCCAAAATACTCATAATCATTCAGGCCGTTAGGATGAACTACCGGAACGGTGTTTTCGCCACGCTTCTTAAATATCAGAACATAGTCAGGCATGGCGGTAAAACATTTTGTCGCATCCTCAACTATAAACTTGTGCATCAGGGATTGAACCATTGTTCTCATGCGAACCTTTAATGGCTCCTTCCATATCGTTATCCGGTTGTGATATTCAAATCCATGTTTTTCGTGAATCCGTATAACTTCACCCGGAAAGTCCCATAGCCTTCCGGTATTATCGTGAATATCCTCGACGTGAACAGCATTGATACGGCCCGGTTTTGTTGCCCGTGCGAGTTCGGAAATTAGAAACTCATACTGTTGAATGAACTGGTCACGGCTTTCGCAGTTTGAAAAGTCCCTGTGATCTGAACTGTAATTATAAAGTCCGGCAAACGGTGGGGAATATATCACAAGGTCCACAGAACTTTCAGGAAGTGTCGGAACTACATCCATGCAGTCACCGCAATAGATAGCATAACTGTCTGTTACTAATTGATCTTTTACCATGTTAAATGAATTTAGGAAGGTTAATTGTTTTGTTAAACTCTCTCGCGTCTATTTTAAAATCCTTATTGGTCTGTTGTGTCAGCTTCTCAAACATCTTTATAGCCTTGTCTTTTTTATGGATCAGACTTTGCATAATCCGTTCCTGACCGTCTGACAAAACAAGGTCAACAGTAACGGGCCGTGTCTGTCCAAATCTCCAAAACCGACGGATAGCCTGATAATACTGTTCGTAGCTGTATGTCGGGAAATATGTTGTATGATTACAGTGCTGCCAGTTCAGCCCAAAGGCCGTAATGCTTGTTTTCGTGACCAGTTTTTTTATATTTCCGGCAGAGAAATTGAGAAGAATATCCTCCTTTTTATCAATATCCATATTACCCCGGACCTCAACAGCAGTGGGGTCCAGTCTCATTAACTCGTCAGCTTCATCATTAAGATTACACCAATAAACAGATGTGTCATGTTGATTAGCCTTTTCAACTGCCATTTCACACCGTTGTCTTATTGTGGCCTTTGCCTCCTGTTTTATTTCATGGAATCCGACGGCTGGCATGGCAAATAGTTTTGTCTGTCCGTCAATAGTCAATGGATTTTCGTTTCTCAATATAGTTTCAACCTCGTGAAGTGCCGGAAGTATAAACCGATCATCTGCAAATCCGATATCTGAAGGTTTCTTTGCAGATATGGACCACGATGCAACCCAATGCCAAAAGTCATTCTCTGCATGAGGTTTGAGATACCATTCAACTCCCAAGTGTGCAGGGTCAATTGAGTTATTACGGTTACGAAAGAACTTTGATAGCATATCTATATAACCCAAATATCCCAGTGCTTCGGAGCTTGTGCCAAGTTCAATATAATCATTTGGTGACGGTGTAGCTGTGAATAAATACCGGTAGTTTACTTTTCTCAAAAAGGCATTTATCTGGTTTTTTATTGCACCGTCGAAGTTTTTAAGGATTGAACTTTCATCCAATATCACACAATCAAAGTCTGATGAGTTGAGATAGTGAAGACGTTCATAGTTTATCAAAACAATCTTACCCTTATACTTTCCGTCCCTTGTATGTTCCACATCTGGGATCCCAAACTTTTCGGCCTCCTTTAGATGTTGTGCCGCAACAGCCAACGGAGTAATTATTAGTACCGGCTTATTTGTTGCCATTACGTAATTAGTTGCAACAACCAATTCAATGATGGTTTTACCCAACCCGGTGTCAAGAAACACCGCACCCCTGCCTTTTTTTATCGCATAGTCGGCAACGTGCTTTTGAAAGTCAAACATACTATCAGGCATAAATTCAGGCTTAATTCCATAATCAATAGAACTGTGCTGCTTTTGCTTTAAAAATTCCGAATATTTCATTTTAGTTCCGTGCTGATTGTTCTCGTTCGTTGCGTTTCGTTATCTCTTTCAGGTACTTATCCCGTATCCGGTCAGATTCAGGGCTGTCAGGATGAAGTACAAGTGTTTCAATGTCCAGTCGCAGCATCAGGTTCTTTGCTATCTGACGCGCCATACGTGGACTTAGGCGGGGCTTAGATTCTTTCATAGCTCTATTTTTATGATGTGTTTCATATCCTTTGAAAAGTTTAGCGTAAATGAAGGCCATCCATATTCTTCAGCAATAAGTATTTTGAAAGCATC